CCAGAGCTGCTTAATTCAGTAGATCCTATTCTTATGTTTAAAGCGTCTATGTATTCCCCCTCTGGTAAAAGTCTTTCATCTACCGACTTATTCATTCTACCAGATGTGAAGGTTACAAACTCATTTGTACCTATACTTCCCATCTATTTTATCCACTTGTTTTGACCTCTCAGGTTCATTAATAATCGACCAGGGTGCATATTGCTAATTCTTATTTTTGCGTTTCTAAGCAACGCGCTCTTGTCTTTCTTAGCTCTGTTTACAACGTATTCCTGAATACCAAACTTACTGTTTAGTAATGCGTACTTAATGTAAGCGTATATGTACTCCTCAAAAAGCTTGTTCACACTCACCTTCGTGTCGTCTCCACCTTGCATACCGTCTGATATGTATTCAAGTATGCACAATTCATTGGCCATCCCTGAGCTAAAATTTATAACCCCATTAGCCTTGTCTAAATTATACGTAGGGTTAGTGTTAGCTGTTTCTGTATTTAAACCGAATCTAGCGCCAACTTTATAATCAAATATCCAGTTACCATCGATGTTCCATCCGTACTTGCCGTTGAAAACCCCAGCACCTAAGTATATGGTTTTGTTTGATTTTGTGATTCTATCGTAATCAAGAATAGACGTACCCTCTAAAACATTTCCATCCTGATCGAAAAGAACGTTACAGTTGTTGTCCTGTAGGTAACTATTACTAGACATAACCTGAATGTTTTCACTCAATGGTCTAAGCACACCATCCTTGTACAATGATATTCTTACATAATTAACAAAGTCTGGAGGAAGTATAAATTTAAGATCCTCACAGATACTGATCTCTAGAACCTTAATTTCTTTCATCGCATCGTAGTTCAACTCCTGTATCCCTCTTTTTGCGTGAAACAAAACATTGTACTTGCTTACGTTGTTTATAAGCTTGTCATTACCAACATACATCAACATAAAGTTATTTATGATGTCGTTTAATGATATGTACTGGTAACTCCCCCAATTTTCATTTTCAGGAGAGTTTCCAGAGTTATTGTAGTATTGATATCCGTTTAAGTATGCCATATCTTTTTATCCTTGTACTTGTTGATTTTTATTCTCCTCTAAGTTACCAAAAGTATTTACATCAGCCTCTCTTATAGATAGACCTGCAAATTCTAATATCTTTGAAACCAATAAAGGCTCGTCAGACAAAGGAAGCTCAAAGTCTTGGTAGTCAGATGCTGATTGATCAAACACAGGCTCTCCAGCAACGATATTAATGTAGGTCCATTTAGGATCCCTTGGGTATCTAATGTACTGTAATGAAACACCTGAAGATATTATTGTTGGGTATACAGTAGCTAAACTATCATTTAAAACATATGCAGGATATAGTACACTAGGTGATGTAAGATTCGATGAATTAAGATATAAGATCTTATCAGCAGTAACCTTATCAATTTCTTTTGTTCCATATCTTAAGCTATTCAAATAGTAGCAATCAGCTGGGATGTTAAAGTTAGAAGTTGTAGAGACATTTGTTAGAGTAGATATGGTAGAGAATCCGTCTATAACGTTTTCTATATTCTTAACAATATCTGAATACCCTGATCCAGATTGTCTAGCGTTCTGTTTTATTATCCATAAATTGTACTGATAAAAATAATCTTCAAATATAGACATCTGTGCCTGCTTTGCAAATAAATTAAAATCTTCAGGTGTAATATACCCGAAGTTATTCTTGTTAGCAGCAGACATTACAGTAGCTCTTACTGAGTTTATCATTTTTAAAAAGTTTTTACAAAGATACTAAAAAAAAATGCACCCTTATCGAGTGCATTCATTCTTGTGTATAATGTCTTACAGGTTCTTCTCCAGTAATCTAAGTACCTCAATACCTTCATCCGATTGGAAGAATGATGCCAAGATAAATACTGGGTCCTCACCGTAAGGAACTGTCAATAATTTTTTCTTATTCTGAGTCAAGTTATAGTAAACATCTCTGTTTTTATTTCTAAGAGTTAATAAGTTATTCCCTAAGATCTTAGCAACAGTATTCTGCAACTCAAGCATTGGATCGTTTAACATCTCCAAGAACTCCTTAGGATATCTTTTAGAGTAGATCAATACATCTCTTTTTAACTCAGCTGTTGACATCTTGTCAATCTTAGAACCTAAAAGAACTCGAGCAACAGTCTCTAATTGCTCAACAGATAAATCTCTTGCAGCTAACTGAGCATCCAACTCAAAGTTTAATTTTTCAATATCAGATGAAGCATCTTTCTCTGTGTTTACTTCTTCAAAGATAGATCCATTATCTGGATGGTAACTTAAGAATTTTTGTAAAACAGGATTATTCTTTGGAACCTTTAAAGCTCCATCAACAAAAACAATAGGCTCTAAAATTAGATTACCGTCTTGCTCGTCTTCAAATGGTGATTTTTGATTTTTTGCGTATCTTAACGCTCTGTTTGTGTTTGTCTCCTCATCAAAGTAGAAAAGGTTATGTCTACTTGTGTTTTTAGATGGAAGCATATAGCTCAAAGGTTTGAACTTTCTTCTTAATACGTACAATTTGTCCTCTTGGACATTTACTGATTTTTTCATTTGATAGGATTTAATTTGTTAAATAATTATTAAAAAACCTGAGGCCGCGTTGTGCGACCTCAAGTCTTTTGGGTATACTAGTTTTCGAACAATACGAAGTTGTTAGCACCTAATGTACACAATGCTCTTTCTGATAAGAAGTGTACTTCCATTGCATCTAAGCTAGAAGTAGAAGCTCCACCAGCAGATCCTGTGATCCAAGTTTTGTAACGACGATCTTCTGTTTCAGAAGCGCGGTATCTTACGTGTAAGAATGGACGTTTAGCGTTTTTACCTAAAACTTGATCGTAAACAGTTGTAGATCCAGCAGGAACTAATACTCCGTTTACAGCACCACCTACGATACCACCTCTTGTGTCAGCTTGGTTTAAGTATTTCCAGTCAGTTTTGTAGAAGTCGTAACCTCTTCTGAATCCTGTAAATCCTAAGTTTAAAGCCATTTCTTTATCGTTATCAAACAAACCGTATGATGTACCACCAGCTCCGTAAGAGTTTTGAGCAGCCAACATATCGTCGATATCGAAAGAGAATTGACGGTTAACGAATAATGCATTCTCTTGAATAGCACCTTGTTTGTCTAATCTTTGGATGATAGTATCGAAATCACCTAAAGTAGTTGGATTTCCACCACCCCAAACGTTACCTCTTTGAGAAACAACGTAGAATAAACCTTCAGAACCTTTGTTACCAACATAACCAGTAGTACCAGCAGCTCCTGAGTTAGCCTCAGCTGGAACAGCCTCGATCATAGACATTTCTAAGTAATCTTCGAAACGTAAACGAGTTTCGTGCTCAGCTTTGATGTACCATAAGTACCCAGTAGCTCCGTTTTCAGTAGTAACCTCAACCCATCCGATTTGAGCCATTTCAGAACCTGAAACTGCATATTTATCTTTGATGATGATTGGAGAGTTCTCGAAGATCTCATCTGATGGTTCAACTGATTCAACCATTCCTTCTGTTCCTTTTTTGAATTCAGAACCGTAAACGAAACAAGTGAATGTTTTCCCTGTACCTGAAACTGCAATACCTCCAGCTTCGTAGAAAGCAACTTCAAACGTAGCAGCTTCATAATCAACATCTACAATAATCGCTTTATTAGAAGCGTTAGTAGCGTTGTCAGAGATGAAAACAGTTTGTCCAATTCTGAAAGCGATTTGTCCACTGCTTACTGTAGAAGCTCCTGGAACTAATACGTCGTTAACTTCGAATATTGCAGTGTCAGAACCTGAAGTAGCTGTTGTTACACAGTCTACATATTTAGTGTGTAAACGTCCTTGTTCTGCCCATTTGATAAGGTCAGAGTTAGACGGCATCTCAGCACCAACTGCTCTTAAGAAAGAAGAGATAGTTCTGTTACCATATCTTTCAAACTCTTTTTCGTAAGTATCAGGTAAATACTGATTTAAGAAATCAAAGTTTGTGATGTAATTTGTTGAAAGAGTTTTCTTCTCTGTACTTGGTTGAAGGGCAAACCCTGGAACCGATTGTAAGCTACCAGCCATTTTTTAATAGTTTTTAGTTTTTACTTATTTTGAACTTCTAATTTTTAATCCTGAAGAACTCTCAGTGCTTACAGCTTTTACTTGGAAGTCATTGTTAGAATAAGTCTGTGGAGCTTGTCTTGTCTGCATATCTATGTTTTTCATCTTCATATCAGTGTTCTTCATAGCGTCAGACCTTCCTTGTTCGTAAAAGAATTTTGCCATCTTATCTGGGTTCATAGCCGCAGAAATAGATTTGTGCCAACCTTTAGCATCCTTTATTAAACCATCTTCGCCAACAAACTTAGAAATGAATCCGTCTAAATTAGATTGAGCAGATTTCAACTCCTTAGCATCACCTGGGGTAAACGTTATTGATTTATCACCGACATTGAATTCAAAACCTTT